TATAAACTTGTTCTTTGTTCATTTGGAAAGAACTACTGGTGTCATCACCAACTCGTACTAAATTAGAATCAAATACCTTAGCAATAGGACCAGCAGCATTGGAGGTTTTGCCAGTTACAAATTCATCGAGGTTAACAGTAACAGTTTCAGTTTCTCCTGTTACATAAACTCTTAGGTATGTTTCTGGAGTTAGTGATACTTGTGTGCCAGGAATAATATTTTTTCCTGGTTTACCAGCAGCAACGTCTGTTAGATATGCTCTAATAGGAATAGTCTCACTCTTCTTGTTGAAGAACAAATCAACCCCAGTTGTCATCAGACCGCCATCAAAGTTTTCAATCTTGAACGTTTGGGCAAGTGGATTTGGTTTGATAGGGTTATCAGTATTACTATCAACTAGTTGTACACCTTCATTTGCTTTGAAGAATGAAGTGGCAGTTGATGTAATACTAGGTGGATTGGAAGGGGTAGTTCCAGAAGCATAGTACTTGACCTCAGCATAAGAATCAACTTCGTTCTTATCAGCGTTATTAGAAGCAGATGTAAATCTGATAGTCTTTGTACCTGTGGAGAATCTGATTTCTTCGCCAGTCTGATCATAATCAACAGTATCTACATTACCAGTCCATCTGGTGTTGGATACAGGAGGAAGACCAGCTGGAATCAAAATAATACCAGATAGATTGCCATTAGAATCAGTAACAAGAGGAGCTCCGAAAGTAGAAAGGGAGTTGCCTGCTTGACCACTAAAACGACTATCAGGAATGACCCAACGTCCAACATTACGACCTTCCATAAACACATAAACAGTAGTGTCTGGTTTTAGTCTGTTCATCACAAACTTAACAGGAATTGATCTAGCAAAGAACTGTAGAGAAGTAGCAACTTTCTTACCACCAATAGTCTTTGTTGAAACGCCTTTACCTACTTCGTTGTTTTGTGGACTTACATTAGAAGAACTAGAAACGTTAGCAGGTTGAACTGTGGATTCGATATCTTCACTGTTAATATTAGCAAGAGATTCGATAGGTAGAATACCAACATCAGTACCACACCAATTAACGATAAATGAGTTGTAGATACTGGAGTAAGCATCGGATACAACATCTTTCGCTAGGAAGATAGAATTAAGTTTCGTATTGGAATCAACAACCAAAGGAGCAATACCCTGATCGTACCAAGAATCTTGCTGAGGAGTAATTACACCTTCACCAACATACTGAATAACAACAAATGGATTTGGGTTAATAGTTTTGGTAGCATTCTTATTACTCAGTAGTTCTACATTCTCGAAAGGTAGCGTGACTACACCATCGTTGATTACATATCCAGCAACTGCTCTCTGGTCATCTCTAGTATTGATTTCTTTAAGAACAAAACTATCTTCTTTGGATTGTGCTCTTAAAACAGACTGCTGAGTGTCGATAGCACATCTATAATCATCAGATTTTAGATTACCTGTTCTATGTGCTTCAAAGTTATCCACAAGGAATCCAGATTTGAATCTGTCTAGTCCAAGTTCATCTTTAACTTGCATGTTTAGTGCTTGCTGCTCAAGAATGCTTAGGGTAGTGTAATACTCTAAGCGTTCAATTCTCTTTTCTAGTTTGCCGATATCCTTCATGGTATAACGCTTGTTATCCACAGGAACAATTCTTACATCCTTACTAGTATTAGTATAAGCAGGGATATGGAGATAGCAAAGAGCAACAGCATCATCTAATGGTTCTGGTTTAGATGGGTTCATGGAAGCATTACCTTCCTTGATAATAAAGTCTCCTTTTTTAGTCAGGAATAGACCGTCAATACGATCTAGATATTGCTTCTCGCTAAAGGATACTGTATAAGATAGGTTAGAATCAGAAGCAGGAGTTCCTGTTGGAATTCCACCTGTACCTAAGAATGTGATATAGTCTGTAGTATCGAATCTTTCAACGATAGATTGATCTTGGAAACCAGTAATAGTTGTATTACCATCAACCTTAGGTCTGAAGTCAATGGAGTCTCTAAGAGAAATAACACCATTAACAGTTGAGTTGAATAGAGGAATTTCATCAGGCAACACACCCGCTTCATGGAGATATGAGTCAACTGTACAGAAGTCTCCTTGAGAATGCTCGAAGAAATCAAACGCTGCTACTAGTTGACCAGTAGGAGCATCAAAACCAGGCTTCAATACAATTCTAGAAACATCATAGTACGTATCTCTTTGTCCGTTGTCAAACTTGTACTTGTAAGTTACATCAGTACCACTAACTAGGTTACCAGCAGTATCAACTACAGGTGGGTTGGTTGTTGTTCCTTCGTAAACATACTTAAGTTTAAATACGTCAGAATATGAGAATGTCTCAATAACATCAGAATCGTAATCCTGACCTCTTAGAGGAATTACACGGTCACCAGAAGAGATGATAATGACACGCTTGTTTCTGATAGCACTCTTAAGTCTAGGACGTGCTTTATCGATCTCGACAGTAGCGGTTAGTTTTAGTTTAGGGAAGTTGCCATCAATAATATTACCAAAGTAATCTGATGGTAGATCCTTGATTCTCAAGGCACCAGCAGTGACACTACTAGCAGTAATAACTGAATCTGCTACTTCGATGTATCTAGGATCAATGAAAACAACATCACCATTTTCTACAACAGTAGATGATCCTTTATCTAGGACAGTGACTATGAATTGCTCTTCACTAAAACTAACAAATGTTTGTGTGCCAACAGGTAGTTGAGCGGTAAATGTTAAGTTGCCGCCACTAGCAGATAGATCAGTGACAAAATCTTTTCTTACGTGATACTTAAACTTAGTGTTGGAAGAATCACTAACTAGAGATGCTACTTGCTTACTGCCAGTTGGGAATACAAGGGTAGCAGAACTATTAGATAGTCTAGGACGTAATCTTACAATAGTAGCATTATTAATATCAGCAGGTAGAGCGTAGTCTAGATAGATTCTAGACTTCTCGGTATCTTGTGGTAAGGTAACATATTGTACAATATTTTTGATAACATTGTTATTAGCATCAGTAAACTGGATGATGTCACCTTGAATCAGGTCGCCAGTTAGATCAGCACCAAAACCATTACATTCAATAAACTTGAATCCATTATTACCGAAGAAAGTGAAGTCACTAATTTGCTTGTAAGTAGCATAAGATGTTGAAGTGAAATCAACATCAGCTGTAAATGTATAGTTGTTAAACGTAGAAGATACAGATTTTACATTTTGTGGAGTAAATGTAAGTACAGTTTCTTTGAATAGTACGGGTACAACAATTGCCTTATCGTTATTAGATCCATCTCCAGTAAATCCAATTGATGGAGGAGAGGCATAAGTTTGCTGTAGAGAACTTCTATCTTCTACACTAACTTTAACTACAGCACCACCATACAAGACAAGACCAACTTTAGATTGATCAAATTCTGTGCCATTAATTACAATTTGAGAAGAGTTGGTGTAATTAGTGCCTCTCTTAGTAACGATGAAGTGAGAAATAGTATTCTCTTTAGCAATCTTGATAGCGTTGTTTTCTTCATCAATAATTGTTTCGCCAGCAATAAACTGACCTGACAATGTAGTTACAAATAATGTAGAGATGCCACTGAATTGTGCTTCGGAATCATTTTCAATTACGCCATATGCTTTACTCTCTTTACCATAGATGTACTTACCATTCTTGAAAGTTTGAGCGATAATTTCTTTCTCTAGTTTCAGTCTAGTAAAGAAGACAGGATTGAAGTATGAAAAACCAAACGTAGCATTGTATGGAGTAGCAGATCCTGTTCTACCTCTAGAAAGGATAATATCGGCATCAGGATTGAATCCAGTACCTCTGCTGATTAATCTAAAGTCTTTTGGTTTGGATACACCAACAATAGGAGTAAATGATGGATTGTAATCAACAACTAGACCATATGGACTAGCAGAAGTTTCCATTTGAGTTTCAGAAGTGTACACATACCTTCTGAAATCAGTCTCATCACTATCAAACTCTTTCATGTACTTGTCTAGGTCACCTTTGTTACCTAGAATTGTAAGTTCACCAAAGTATGCTGAGTTAGCACTATTAACCTCAGGACGGTTGACAATAGCTTTACCAATTACCTTAGCACTCTTACCATTAATCGTTCCAGTTCCTCTAGTCGTAACAAACCATACTTCATCGGGAAGTTGGGAAGTTTGTGTAGGAACATCTCCAATTGCTTGAACATAAATGGTCATGATACCTTGTTCCAAACCAAATGGTTCGGATCTTCTACTAATAGAATCTCTAAAGTATCCGTCTGGTTCTAGACCAGAGAACCCAATTGTACCATCATTAAATACACTGTTTAGAGATACAGTTGGATATCCAGTGAGTTCATCGCCAACTGTGTTTAGAGGAATACTGCCATAGACATTAGTTATATTAAATTCAGGAAGACCTTTTGTTTTAATAGTTACGTTATCACGGGATAGAGTATCTCTACCTTTGGAAACATCAAGAGTCTTAGTTTCTTTGTTGATAATTTCATAACCCTTAACATATGCTTTACCAGCACTTACGGATAGAAGCATCTGACCTTCTGCTTCAACTGCCGAATAGGTTCTGTTTACTAGACCAGTCTCGTTGCTAAGAGCATATACACCATTGTTACCATTTCTTTGATAGTATTCTCTAACGTCATAATCAAAATCTTCTACAACATAATCACCAGACTCATCAAATGTTCTTCTTGCTAGAGTCTCTTCTAGTAGAGTATAATCTGCTGATCTAATCTGCTTCTCTACAGTTCCGTTCTTGATTTGAACTAACTGAATGAAATTTTTATCAGTATTAGCATTGTAATCAAACTTAGTGACGTTCAGATTAATGCTAAGACGATGAGCACCAGGAGCAGAAGCGTTAGAAAAACCTCTGGCATTATCTGCTAGTGAAGTGTCCTCTTCAGGAGTTACGACACTTTCTGTAACAGTAAAACCTACCTTAGCTGATGCTTTATTATAATATTTGTTGATAATCAGAAGCTGTTTTTTGTTTCTTACAAAGAAACCATTAACAAAGTAAACACCTTCTTGTACATCAACAGCAGTAGCAAATCCCATAGCACGACTGCTAAAGGTTTCGATATTGCCAGAAGTAGGATCTTCTACATTAATACTGGTAGGGAGTACGCTACCATCTGTACCAACTACAAGTAGAGGAGTGTTGATACCAGCAATAACTTCTAGCGTTTCTCCTTGTCTGAAGGTAGTTTCGTTGCTAGCAGATCCACTAGTGGTATATTTTACGAATAATGTATCTGCTTCAATATCAGATCCATATTCAGAACTTAGTACGCGCCCAACAACTCCAGAGTTTAGTCCCTGGAGTTGTGTGCCAATAAGTTTTTTAATATCATATTTTTTGTAAACGATTTGTCCGTTTTCGTTTACAGCAACTTCAGATACAGAAGATAACTTGACATAATCAAGCTTGGTATTAAGTCCAACCTCTCCAGGGATGACTTGCTGTCCCTGTTTGAAGTTGAACTTACCAAAGCTTTCTACCTGATTCTGGAGAATCGATTGTAGAGAAGTTAATTCTCTAGTTTGGACCGAGTATCCAGGTCTGAACAAAACTTTATAAAAGTTTTTTCCAGGATCAAAGTCATCATAATATGGTGCTACGTTGAGATTCGTCTTCTGTGGCATGTTATTCCGCCAAATACTCTACTTTGTTCGTTGAAGTATTTAGCGGAGTAAAAAAGAAATCAGAACTCAATAACGAGTTTGATGTCTTCAATCTGGTCAGCAGCACGGGTAATGAGACGACGGTTCTCAACATAGATGATCTCACCAGTGTTATTACCGATTTCAGGAGTAGCAAGACCACTACCGAAAGTAACACCTACGAGAGTGTCATTGTTGCCGCCATCGACAGTACCTGAAGCAAGCGATTGAGCACCAGAGATAGCATTGCCGCTATTCTGGAATACTCTTACAACTCCAGCGTCTGTATGTAGTGAAGGAGACTGGATGTACTTAAGTACGCCAGCACCACCAGGACCAGCATTACCAGAATCTCTTTCCCAAGAAACGACAGTACCGAAAGCAGAACCACCACCTGATGATGTCTGTGTAATTACTTCGTCAGCAACGAAGTCAGCAGTAGCACCAGTAACTTTAGCAGCATATACACCACTTAGTGTAGGAGCGGTAGCGAAAGTACTGCCACCAGCAGCAAATGGGTCACGGATAATACCAATACGACGGAAGTCGTTATCAACAGGGAAGTCGCCAGAACCTTCAGCATAGGTTAGACGGATGTTCGTCATAACACGCTTGGCGTTAAGTTCTTCTTCAAAGTTAGAACCATGTCCACCTTGAGGAGGAAGAACTGCTTCAATAGCACCAGTAGCGTTAGAAGGAACAACACCAGATGTTTTCGTTGTTAGACCAGCATCGGTATAAAGTCCGATAGGAGCTCCAGTCCAACCTGGATCGCCGTTCTCAAGACCATCTTGGAGAGGAACAGTAGCATAGGTGTAATCCAATCCAGAGTCAGTTACAACTACAGAAGAAAGAACGCCACCAGCAATAGTAACTTGTACAACACCATTACCACCATCGCCAACAATAGGAGCATAATAAACACCATTGGTTAGACCAGAACCTTGATTCTCAATCAAAACAACGTCAACTGCGTTAGGGGACCCAGTAGCAATTGCTTCAGTTGCCTGACGAGAAGCGTTCGTTGGAAGAACGATTGGCATGAAGTCAGTAGAAAGAAAACGTAGTACGTCATCGGTTGGGATGGTGTACATGTACTTCCAAATGTAACCGTTAGCAGCAGGGTCCTCAGTAAATAGACCAGTAGCACTAGCATAAGTGCCCTGACCACCAGAAGGTGTAGTCTTGGGCTCGTTAGTAGCAGTTTGACCAGTAGGATTTAGATCAGACTCTCCATTAAAGAGACACTTAAATACTTCGTACTGTGAATTGATTAGATAATACTTAGCATCAGCAATATTGGTAGCGCCAGTAGCAGCTGCTTTACCAATTTGACCACCACTACCAGGAGTAGTAGAATAGTCAGGTTTCCACATGTCAAACTTAGGGTTAGCAGCGGTATCCCAGTTGAAACGACGGATTACACTACGAGCAAAGTCGGTGGTGATACGCTTGGCAGCAATGATGTCGTCATAAACATCATACTTTTCAGTTTGGTTGTCAAGGGGTACAGGGGGAACGTCCTCTGTAGCATAACGGTAAACGCCAGTCAATGCTTCAGCATTGGTGTCGGCAGTACCATTCCAACCCTTAAGTGCTTGACCAGCGGTAGGAACCGAATTGGTCTGTGGACCAACAGAGTGGATAAGTAGAGAATTTTCGTAGACTTCTCTAATAGTAGCCTTAAATGTAGCGGAACCATAATTGGCACCGACATATACTTCATTTCCTGCTACAAAGGCCGTAGCATTAGCATTGAAAATTTCTAGGTAAGCATCCCATCTCTGGGGACGACCTACGAAGAAATACATCCTCGTTTTCTCAGGAGAAGTATCTGCGCCACCAACGGGCTCAGACAGCGACTCAAGGAATTGGGTAGCGTTAAAAATTCTAAACTTATCTGAGATAATGGCAGCCATTGATAGTCTCTCGGTGTGTGAACGTTTTGTCTGATTTATTTATATTTATACAATAGAGAAAGGAATAATCTCGTCGTTATTAGCGACAACATTAGGACCTCTAACTAGTGTACATCCGTCAAAAGTAGTGGATGTTTTTGAAGTGTACTGAATTACATTTCCACTTTGAGTAAATATATATCCCTCGTCAGCGAAATATTCAGTGCTTTGAACAGTAATAGGTCCACCAATAGTTCCAGAAGAACTACTAATAGCAACAGGATGTTGTGTAGTAGGTATACCTATGTTGAATCTATCACCATTACCAAGAAGAGCAGAATTTGAACGGAAGTCAAAATCACGGATAGATAACGTTGGGTAAATGCTAGCTACATCCTGTAATGTCAACCCAGAAGAAATACCTGAATCAATTAGAGCATTGTCTTGGAAAGATCCGAGAGTCAACCCGACATTACCAAGACTATAATCTTCAAATCCAGGAGGTTGTCCCTGGTCTCTATTTTCTGCTGAGAATGTACCGCCATTACGTAGATTAACCTCATTATATGGATCAAGTAGTTGTACTACATTTCCATTTCTTTGATTGATGAATGTTTGTAGTACATACTCTTCAATAATATAGTCAATAATAGCAGATCTATAATCAATCTCTGTACCAGAAGATAGTGAATCAAATAGACCACCTAGTACCAAAGAAACTCTGGTTGAAATTGTATCAATATCTTGAACAGAACCTACAATTTCAGTTGATCGGTGATGCATAATGAATGGATCAGCAATGCTGCTCAATTCTTGGACAGCAACTCTTGTTACATCGAGATTTGTGAATGTCACGATGCTAGAAGATAAAGTATCAATACGAGTATGTGGATTTTCAACAATTTGTGTAGAAATTCCCGATATTGTATTGAGTACATCAAAGTGAACTTCATTCGTTACGATAGTTTTTTCATAAGAAGAAGTTACAACTTGTGTTGTAGAAGCAGCGGTAGCAGCAACACTACCAATAGAAACAGAAGTAATCTGTGCTGTAGTGTCTAGTTCAATTTGCTGTTCTTGGGACAACTGAATCTCAGTTAGTTCTGGACCAGCAATTAAAACTTCGCCAACTACACCAAATGCTTCAGATATACCAGCAGATTCTTTAGAAACTTTAGACTGAGTAGAATGTACCTCTGTAACAATATTATAAGAAACTGGTGGAATAATTGTGATTTGCTGATGTACTACACCAACAATGTCAACTACATCTTCTAGATCAACAATTTGCTTGATCTCATTAGTGTTTGGTACAACATCAATAAGTTCACTGATTGACTGAATTTGTGCTGTCTTCTCTACTTCAGTAACAGAAGACTGAGCAACACTACCCTCACTAAGGATAACATTGACGCCACCAGAAAGTAGAACAGTAAATTCTGGTTGAGATAGAATTAGTTCGCCTGGAGTATGAGCAGCAGGGGTGGATCCCTGGAATCCTCTAACGACATCCAAGAATCTGTCTTTCTCTTTTCTTCTGTAATAGATGTATTCACCAGCAATGAGAATTCTGCTTGGGGTGTCTGGGAATCCAGTAGTATTAGCAGCATAAACAATAGCAGATGTATCTGAGACAGGAGCATCGACAAATGTTCCAAGTCCACCATATGATGGGAATGGTTTTGGAATAAATCCTTTGTTTGCCTTGATTTGGATAATCTTATTGATTTCCTCTGTCGTAAAAGTCTCCAGAGTAGCAACAGCTTCAAATCCAACAACACCACCAATAACTTGAGTGAGTAGAGGATCAATATTATATTGTATTGCTGGAAGTGTAACCGCAGGTGATTGTACTCTTGCTTCTGTTGGAAACTTCTCATCAGTCATCATGACTTGACGTTCTTCTCCTTTAAGAGTATGAACTATAGATGTAATCTGTCTATCAGAATTCAATTCTGGGTCGAATCCACCCAGTGAAACAATAGAGTTGATCGCTTGTGGACTGAATGGACCACCCTCAATTCTAATCTCTGTCACAATGACTAGATTGCTCAAAGAATCAATCTCAGTTTCAATCCTGAGCTGAGTTAAACTATCAACTTTACGATTAAGTTCCTTAATTCTCTTATATCTTCTTGCTACAATAACTCTTGGTGGTTGAGTATATCCACTGCCAGGACTAGTTAGAATAACGTCTAGGATTTGTCCACCATAAGCAATAATTTCTGCTTTTGCTCCACCACCATTGCCATCTACGGGAATGAAATGAACTTCAGGTGTAGTGAAGTATTCATAAGCAGTTGGTTGTAGTAGAATTCCTTCATCAAAGAATAGTGATAGATCTCGCTGGTTGAAATCTACATCAGAAACATTTAGAGTGGTGACAGCACCAAATTGGTTTACATTAGCAGTAACACTTAGACCTTCGCCTTCAGTATCTCCTTCATAATTAGATGCTTGTACCTTAGCATAGTGCTCATTCTGGATAATATCGCCATCAACAAAAGACTTAGTGTATACTTGATCAGGAGTTCTTATAATTTCCCGATACTCGTTTTCACCATCAATAAGAATCTTGTCTCCAGGTAAAAGATTAGCAAACAATGAATTCTTGTTATTCCAAGCTTTATTTCCAAGTTCAACACCATACAACCAGGAAGGTACATCTTTTTCAAGAACTCTAAGTCCTTCATCATCTACCTTATATACAGCAGATACAGTGTATGTTCCTGAAATTACATAAGAACTATATCCAAATGCTTCTGGGCAAATGGAAATATTAGTATTCTCGTCAACACTGACATTAGTCGGAGATTTCAAGGTTAATATGACCTGATCGGCATTAACCTCATCTACATTATTAATTTTACCGAGGATAGTAGTACCTTGCTTGATATGTAAATCTTGACCAGCATATTCAGCTAACTCGGTGGTCACAGCAGCAGAAATTCCAACGCCAGATAGCGTTAGTAAAATAGAATTATTATAAGTATACGGTTCAAAATCATAGAAAGTAAGAGTTTTTGCTACATCTCTACCATACATTAAAATAATATTAACATCCTGTACCGTTCTATTACCAGCACTATTTTCGGAAAACTTAAGTGGTTTGGTGAAAGTAATGTTTGGACCTACAATAGTATATGACTCAGTATCTCTCTGTAAAACACCATCGATGAATACTAGAGCATACTTGGGATCATCAATTTTTCGTACAGAATTAGTTACTTCATCTTGAATTAGGTATGGTCCACCAAATCTATATTCATACAAACTAGTATTGATATTGAAACGTTCGTAACTACCAATACTATAGATAAAACACTTTTCGTAGTTCT